GTAAAGATTTTGATACACTAAAGCTGAGAGGGCGGTCAGATGAGAGGGAGGATAGATTTGTCGATTACATGTGCAGCTCGCGGTAGATAAATCTAACGCGAGTGGTTACAAGTAATTCGATCAACTTTTTGTCAGGCGTGTTGCAGACACGGAAGATGAGATCCAGCGCCAAGGGGATGTGGTCTTGCTTCAAAGGGTCAAAGCTGAAAGCGTCGTAGAGACGACTAGCCTGATCGGAGTCTCGGTATCGACAGCAGAGAGCATTCAATGCGTTCTTCAACTCCAGCATGCTTTTGGAGCTCTTCTCGAGAGGCTTCGAGAAGAATTTTGCAAGCAGGCGGATAGGGTCAAGGTAAGCACCGTCCTTTGTCATAATGTGATGACAGAACAACGTTCTATGCGGCTCAGCGGAAATCTTGAGTGTAACCAGGAAAGGTGTGACCACAGAACCGGATTCTAGTTTAAGTCCGTCGGGTAGACAGAAGTAACAGTCATCACCTGCAGCCGCCAAGTAGAAGTGTTTGATATCTCTCTTGAAGGTGGGGAACTTATTCTTGCAATAGAGTGTGGTGTTGAACCAAGTCCATAAACAATTCCAGATGAATGTTTGAAGCCTGCCGGAAGCCAGCTGGCCGAAAACTGAGCCTTTGATGCTACCGTCACGGGTACTGTAAAACCAGTAGACCATAGAGTCTGCGATGACGCGTTTAACTTTATCGACAAAAGGTTGGTGAGCTCCGCGGAGTTTCTTACTGACTAAGCCGAACACGAATAGCGCGAACATGACCATATGGGAGGCGTCACATTGGGAGACGTCGGCCCCGTAAGCATTAGCGTAATTAAACAATTTGTGAAACTTGCGAACGCAATCCTCTAATGTGCAGCCAGGCCCCATGAAGAAGAAGTGGTCCCCTAATAATTTATGAATTATTTCTGTTAGTAAACGGACGCTTGCAGCCCCATAATTCATGTGGGCGCTATTTCCCACTTGGACAGGTTGCCCGCTTTTGAACTTATGTAATAAGTATAGAGCTAACTCATATATATCCGGATGTTTCATCTGAACTTTCATGCTGTGTATTGTGGCATCCGGTCTAGAGAATTCCTCTGTGGTTGGAGGTCTATAGTTATCATTCTTCGACGCTTGATCGTGAAGGAACTGTATGCCATGCTTGAGGTAAGCCTCGTCGATCTCGGCTATATCAAGATTATCGGTTATCTCGGAGAGCATATCAACCATTTCAGCTATCTCGGCCACGGAATCACGCACCAGGGCATCACGGGCCTCTTTCTTCAAACTTTTGAGATGTGAGTCGAAGTTAGGAATTCCGTATCTGGCCAAGGCACCTAACAGTTGGGCAAAGAAGTCATTCTGCTGTATTATACCGGTGCTGCCCAACGGGTTCAAAGTATTCACAATGACGCGCTTATCGAGGTCAAAGAGTTTGCTCATACTCGGCTTAATCTTAACCGTGACAGGTAAACCCACATAATCTTGTAACAGTTTGCGAATGTTGCAGTTGTTGATCCCGAAGAAAGGACCGTGGTAGGTTGTCTCACCGTCATTGACATTCACCGCAAAGAATTTGGAGACCAGGTCCGAAGTCATGACTTGGTGTTCTTTATGATATTGCCCAGTTGTGTAAGTTTGGTGAAAGGCGGTGCGCTCATCGGAAAAGAAATCTTCACCTACGACGGCCAGGGGGATACGGGCAGGTGTGTGCACGGCGACATTCGGGGCGCTCGTTCCCAGGACTATTAGGGCACCGTCGGTGAAGTTAGTTGACGAGTGTTCATCAGAGTCGGACATGGAGATCTTTGAGCGGTTTGGGGCATCGAGGACAGCATGACGCACATCCGGTACGAGGAAGGCTTTTTCAAAACCTTTTGGCGGGTACTCTAATAGGGTGCTCGGTTGGTTGGGTGACTGCCTGGTGGCGAGCTGCGCTCTCAAGCTTGCTTCGGGTATTAAGTAATCTATGCCGATGCCCGGCTCGGAGCCTACCATAATTTTCCCATCCGGGGGGCCGGAAAGCCATCTGTGTATAGCTTGGTGGAGCTCAGATTTGAAAGGATGCTCCGGGTCTAGCCACCATTTTCCGGTCGGCCAACCGATGGTGTCGCGTACGAAATCATCTTGATCGATTAACCATCCCAATTCTTTGCACAGAGTTGTCTTTCCGCTTCCAGAAGGTAAAGCCACGTAAATCCGGTCTAAGCCGAGTAAATTGGACTCTATTGTGGAGGTGTCATAAACGAAGTTGCTCTTTTGACGCAGGCCTGTTCTTTTCTTATGAGTATTGCCGAAGGGTATTGAGAGCACCTGCGGTCTCATCGCTAAACCATCAACGTGCTTGCCATTAAGCCTTAAATCAGTTTGAGTGTGTGCAGGCAGCACAAAATCAGCTGGGGAGTGCATACCGATAGCGAAGGCGTTCTGATTGCCGAGCGCAGATGGG